TAATAACAAATAAAAAATAATAATTATGGCTTTTGACGTATCAACTTTGGCAGCGTATACCAAAGACAACTGGAAAGAACTGGTTACCAGTTCAGTATTAGGTAGCAAGACAGCTAACCTTATCAAATCACAAGGTAATGTTCTCGTAGGTGTTAAATCTGCTGAAAACATTACCATCATGGACACAGACGCATTTTTCCAATCAGGAACAAGCTGCGGATTTAATGCTTCAGGTACTACCACTTTCACACAGCGTGCGGTAACTGTTGGCAAAATCAAAATTAACGAAGCACTTTGTTTGAAGGACTTGGAAAGCAAGTTTTTGCAAAATGCACTTCCACAGGGTTCACGTTACACAGACATGATTTTTGCCGAGCAGTACAGCAATAGAAAAGCTGAAAAAGTTGCCGAGCAAATGGAAATCGCTTTGTGGCAAGGTGACACAGCATCTGCAAATGGTAACCTTAACAAGTTTGATGGTTTGATTAAGTTGATTACTGCTGCTGGTGGTTCTGTTACTAACGCTAACACATCCACTTACATAACAGGTGGCCCAATTTCTTCTATTACTGTTTCGAACGTAGTAGCTGTGTTTGATGCAATCTATACTGCAATACCTGCAAAGGTTGTTGCAAAGGATGACATCACCATTTTCTGCGGAATGGATACATTCAGATTGTATACCATCGCCTTGAAAAATGCTAACTTGTTTGCTTACAATCTTGATATTAAAGCTGATAGCGAGTTCTTCCTGCCGGGTACTACTGTGAAGGTAGTAGCTGTTCAAGGTTTGAATGGTACAAATGATTTGGTAGCTGCAAGGATTAGCAACCTGTTTATGGGTACTGATTTGCTTAACGAAGAAGAGCGTTTTGAAATCTTCTACGCTAAAGAGGCTGACCAAATTCGTTACGTTAACGAGTTCAAAGCTGGTGTAAACTTTGCCTTCCCTGACGAGATTGTAAAGTTCTTCATCTAAATATAAAAGGGGGCAGCTAATAACTGCTCCCACTTTTTAAAATTATAAATCAAAGAATATGCCCTGCGTATTAACACAAGGTTTCACGTTAGATTGCCGGGATAGTATCGGTGGCGTAAAAGCTGTGTGGTTCATCGCCCATGCCAATGTTACAGCTGTAACACAGGCTTCAGGTGTGGTAACTGCAATTACCGATACATCGAACTGGTATAAATATAATTTAGTTAAAAATACTGCAAGCCTTACCGAAAACATCACAGGCACAGTTGAAAATGGTACTGTTCAGTATGCTCCTGAATTAAACATTATTATTAACAAGATGCAGGCTAATACCCGTAACGAAATTTTGCTTCTTGCACAAAATACGCTTATGGCTATTGTGCAAGACCAAAACAATAAGTACTGGCTGATTGGTTTGCAAAATGGTGTAGACCTTACAACAGGTTCATCTGCCACAGGTGTTGCAGGCGGTGACCGAAATGGTTATAGCTTGACTTTCACAGGTACAGAACCAGCACTCGCTCCTGAAGTTCAGGCTTCAGTTGTTACAGGCTTGTAAAAAGCAATTCCGTGAAATACTAAGGGCTGCCTAAATCGGGCAGCCTTTTTTGCGTAATTTAGCCCGATACACTATTTAGTATTAGATGATAACGATTAAGAAAGGCAATACCGAAACTATAGTATTAACGCTGACGGAAAAACAAACTTTAGTTAATCCTAACTATTTGTTTGTATTCAAAAGCAGGATGCCTGAACAGGTTGTTAGCTTTGTGCTATTGAATGCAGCGGATACGAGCCTTTACAAATATCGTTACAATCAATTCAGTCTTGTCGTAAATAATTATTTCAGCAATAGTCCGCAAGGTGAATGGCGGTATTATATTTACGAGCAGGCAAGCACAACAAACAGGGATGAAACAAAGACGGCTGGATTATTAGAAGAAGGAATAATGAGGTTAAATGAAGCAGAGGCTTTCGGTTATGTAAGCTATCAAACAGAAACGGAATTTATCACACATGGATAATTTATTTATATTAAAATTTGCGGAGGCGAGGCAGCCGGAGTACCGAGAGAAAAAAGGTACTTATGGCGGTTACATGGAGTTCGGTTATCATAATGACTATCCTAAATACCTGCTTGACCTTTACAATAAATCAGCGAAGCATAACGCAATCGTAAAAGGTAAGGTTAACTATATTATTGGCAATGGCTGGAAGTCAAATGAACCCGATGCAGTTGCAGAAGCATTCATAAAAAAGCCTAATCAATACGAAAGTTTAGCAGACTTGACTCGTAAGGTTAGCACAGACATTGAGGTTTTCGGTGGTGCTTATTTGGAGATAGTATGGAGTGCAGCAGGTGGGCAGCTTTATTCTGTTGGTCATATTGACTATACAAAGATTAGGACAAACAAAGACAATACGCAGTTTTGGTTTAAAAATGATTGGCAAGATAGAAAAGAAGAACCTTTTGTTATAAATGCTTTCAATTCACAATTAAGGCAAGGCAGACAGATTCTTTACATGAAGGAATATAGACCCGGACTTGAAACTTATAGCCTGCCGGGTTACATGGGTGCGTTAAATTATATCGAATCGGACATAGAAGTATCAAAGCACGTTTTAGGTAATGCTCAAACAGGATTCAGCGCATCAAAGATGGTAACCTTTCCGAATGGTGAGCCAACACCTGATGAGAAAAGAAACATTGAGCGCAGGTTTAGCGATAGGTTTACTGGCGCAGATGGTAAAAAGCTGATTCTTTCTTTTGTTGACAGAGTAGACCAAAAACCATTAGTTGAAGATTTAGGGCAAAGCGATTTAAGCAAAGAAGACTTTGCAAATGTTGATACGCTGATACAATCTAACATCTTTGCAGGTCATCAGATTGTCAGCCCCGTTTTATTCGGAATCAAAACAGAAGGACAGCTTGGTGCTACAACGGAATTGCAGTCAGCTTATGAGATATTTAAAAACACCTACGCCAACGATAAGCAGCACTTCATTGAATCAGTTTTCAATGAGTTAGCAACTATAAAAGGTGCGACTTCTGAAATCGTAATTATCCCTGTTGAGCCAATTAGTTTTCAATTAACCGAGGCTGCTTTATTGCAGATTGCACCAAAGGAGTACCTTCTTGAAAAAGCAGGAATTGACCTTACGAAGTATGCATCCGTAAACGCCAATACAGGCGAATTAGCGGCATCTCCTGCAAACGTGAACGAATCCTTAAAGAACCTAACAGGTCGGCAGTATCAGCAGCTTATGAGGGTTGTACGCCAATTCAGTCAAGGTAAGATAACAAAGCAGCAGGCAAGCGTTATGCTTTCGGGTGGTTTAGGATTGAGTGAGGCTGAAATAAACACTATGTTAGGCGTGGATGATGACCCTGCAACTGAAGATGAGTTTAGTGAGCAGGAAAATGAAGCGGTAAAGATATTTGAAGAATACGGGGAAAAAAGGGAGTTTTTTAACATCTTTCGAGACAAACCAGTATACAGTAGCTTTGAGGCTTTCGTAATTGATAACACCATAGACGGGGCAAGTGACAAAAAGATATTGGAACTGATAAAGAAAGACCCGTTAATTCCTGCTGTGGTACTTGCAAAGGCTATCGGTAAAGAAGTTGATTTTGTTTATGATAGGTTACAGCATTTGCAGGACATTGGCGCAATCGTAAAGGATGAAGTAACACAGGCAAGAACGCTGACAAGACCGATTAACGAAATAATAGACGAGCCTTTGCGGACTACTATTGAGGTGCGTTATTCTTACGAATGGAAGAAGGTAGTTCCACAAGGGCAGCGCAATTCAGCTACTCATCCTTCACGCCCATTTTGCGCAAGGCTGATGCAGTTAGACAGGTTGTATACAAGGCGAGAGATTGAGGCAATAAGTGCAAGATTGGGTTATTCTGTTTTTGATAGAGGCGGTGGATGGTGGACAAGACCAAGCGGTTACCATAGCCCATCATGTAGACATGAATGGAGGGCGAATGTTGTAGTAAAGAAAAAATAAAGCAATGAGCAGAAACATTTTATTTATTTCGGTTGATACCATAAAGGACAGAACAGGGTTGCATTTTAATGTTGACCCGAAGCTGGTTTATCCTGACATTTTATTTGCACAGGATGCCTACATTTTGCCAATGTTGGGAACGGCTTTGTACAATCGCTTGCAGGATGGTATTGATTGTAAAGACCTTAATTGCGATGAAGAAACGCTGTTGAACGAATACATCACGCCTACTTTGGTTTATCAAGTTATGGCTGAATTGCCTATGGCGTTATCTTACCAATTTTACAATAAAGGCGTAGTAAAGAAATCAGGCGAAGGACAGACAGAACCGAGCGCATCAGAACTTACAGAGGTGGCGCAAAGATATCAGGCAAGGGCTGAATTTTACAGGCAGCGACTGATGAAATATTTGAGGCAAAACGCAAGTCAGAATGTTGTAAGCTGGGCGCAACTTTATCAGAACCCCGGCAGCGGCTTTGACACAATTGTACCTGATGCTGAAGCCTATACTATTAGTGTATGGTTAGGAGATGATGACTGCTGTGCAGGTAAGACTTATGAAGAAAAATATCAGGGAAATTTAAATAGGTGTTGTGGCAAATAAGACCTTCCATAAAAAAAATCAAGAAAAGCTAAAAATATATTTAGCAAAAATAGAAAAGAATGCTAACACTAAACCAATTAGTAAAGAAGATACAGGACATAGGGGAAGCGCACAAACAGATAAAGACAACGTACAACGGCAGCGTATTTGATTTTTTAAGTAAGAGTAGCGATAATGTTTACCCAGCTTTTGTTTACGATGTTTCGCAGGGAAATATTAATGGGACTGTATTAACTATTGATTTTTTGCTTTTCTTTTTTGACAGGGTTTTGCCGGAGCAGTACAACGAAACGGAAGTGTTAAGCGACCAAGTGCTGATTTGTACGGACATTGTTGCCCAGTTACGTTATCAGCTTTTTGATTTCTTTTTGACAGGTAATAACAACATTCAATTTTTTAGGGAAGAAACGCCTGACCTTCTTGCTGGTGTTAGGGCTACTGTGAGTTTTGAAATTCCTTACGATGCTGATAGGTGTGCAGTACCGACAACTTTTGCTTATTAACTATTTATAGATATACTATGGCTTCAGATTTCAGACCCGGTAAAAATGATGTTCAGATTTGGCGCAATGATACATGGCGGCAAACTTTTGTCTTGACAGCTAATAGCGTGGCTATTAATCTCACGGGAGCGGTTATTACTATTCAGGTGCGCAAGGGATGCGGTGGAACATTAGCACTTTCGGCAAGCACTACTGATGGGGCAATAACGATAAGCGGAGCAGGAAATAATGAGATAACTGTGAACAAGCTGGTTAATATCGAAAAGGGGAAATACTTGTACGATATGAACGTGGCTTTTTCAAGCGGTTATGTGCGGACTTATCTTGAAGGTGATTTTATTGTTTACGATGATGTGACAAAACCATGAGTGATATAAACGTAATAGTAAACGACCAAATTGTAAACATTGACGTAATAGATACGCCCGTTTTAGTTAACGTGGTTAATAGTCCCGGTGTACCCGGTGCGCCCGGTGCGCCCGGTGTTGGTGTACCTGTTGGTGGTACTACGGGGCAGGTGTTAGCTAAGAATAGCGCAACAAATTATGACACTGCGTGGGTTAATGTTAGCGGTGGTGCATGGGGTTCTATTACGGGAACGCTTTCGAATCAAACCGACCTCCAAAACGCCTTAAACGCCAAATTCGATGACCCAACGGGAACAACTTCACAATATCTAAGAGGTGATGGTTCTTTGGCTACGTTTCCATCTCTGACGGGATATGTTCCGTATACTGGTGCAACAGGTCAAGTTGATTTGGGAAATTACGATT